GAGAACAGGAATGTTGAAGGATTCACCAAAGGTGTGACGTTCCGGCACATCATGGTGCTTGAAATCTACGAAGTCCGTCGGCTGATAATACAAGAAGGACTTGTTATCAGATTCAGGTGGTTTGTCGTCCGTTGCCATATTCCTGGTATGTGTGTAGCTCTCCCATAATAAGGTCCACGAGAGTAAGATTATTGGACCTCATATATTCCGCAGTCGCCGGAACCAAATCTGTACGAGGATCGAGATTCTCTTCGAGAAACGCTCGAACCGCTTCCTCTTGCTTTTTCTTGATCGTTTCTTCCTTCTTAGCTTTACTGTTCTCACGAGTATCTCGGAGAACTTCCTCTACTGCTGCGCGTGAAATACTCATACGACTGGTTGTCCTACTAGAGCGCGAACCTGATTAATAAGTTGCCATTGCCAGATTGTCAATGGGGAGTTGGAGTTATCGTCTATTTGGATTTCGAGTTCCCGAAAATAACCAGGGCCACGGATACGATAAGCCCCGCTGCGAGTAACGACAACACTACCGAGAGAACTAACCACTTCATCTATTTGTGCATCCCGTCCGTATGTGACGATCGGAAATGAACCTGTTCCATCCATGACGACGAGAAGAAGTTTTCCACGCTTCTCCTCTCCCATCAAACTGAAATTCATGACGGCTGTTCGGAGAATACAATCGAATTCATTGGATATATCGCGAAACGCATTCCACGATAATCTGTAGACAGCTGGGTCTTGATTAGTCGAAACAAGAACTGTATCTGTTCCCTGATTCAAACTACTAATAGGGTGTGTCGGTGTGAAAAGAAATCCTCGAAACTGTGAAAGACCCGTATTCCATACCCATGTAGCCCACGAATCTGAATCTACATCGTAGATAAACGAAAAATCACCAGACGACAGGAAGAGATAGAAGTATCTCTCAAACTGAGAGAGATAGGAATCTCCACCGCCAGCTGTTGCGATATTAGGTACATCGAAAAGATTACGAATATCCGCAGAAATCTCTTTGAACACAATACCGTCTGAACGCCAGAAACCATCTGGTGCAATGAAATAGAAGAATCCTTCAAATGATCTGACACCCCAGTTACTAGACGCTCCACGATCCGGATTCATTATTCGTAGAGACCAGGAACTAACAGTTCCTACTGGATAGAGGACGTGAATCGAATCAGTCTTGAAGAGAATAAGGCGGTCTGACCAAGGAAGCGCGTGTTGTAGAAACGATCGAGTTCCAGTCATCACCTTGATGAATGAAGAAACTCCCCAAGTCTCTACACCTGTGGGGCCAACATCTGAATAGAACAGGGTATTCGATCCATCCACATTTCCCGTACAAACCCACAGACGATCTTTAAATGCAACTATCATAGTTCCACTAGGGGAACCAGACACAGACGAAGCAGAACCGCTTCCATTCCACTTGTATACACCAGCAGATGCAGAAACTATGTAGAGAAGGTTATTGTACTGAGTAATCCACTGAGCAGAGATTGGACCACCAGATATGGCTTGCCACGTTTTACCATTATCAATACTACTCTGAACCCCCAACCCATTACTGAAAATCAGGTAATCATTTCCTGAGGTTGGAGCAAATCGTCCAAGAATGGTTCCACCAGGAACGCCAGTAGTAGCAGTCTGCTGGGACACTAAACCTGGACGCTTTTTGAGAATCTTCTCCGGAGTAACTACAAAGTTTTGAAGCTTCTGAAATTCAGTGTTCTTGAGGGTAGACGAATCCCTAGCGGTCACAAGACCGTCAAAGTTCTTAACCTCTGTTCGCTTCTCTACCCTACTAAGTTTCACCAGAAACTATCCCCATCCCACTGACGTACAGCAGGATATGAGTTAGCATACGGATTCTGAGATTGCTCCTTAGTTTGAGCTACTCTATTCTTCCATTCCTGTTCGATCTTCGCAGACTGATCATATTCTTCGTTCAGTTCTCTGGCTCGCATGAGACAAAATCTAACTAAATCCTCGTGCATGTAATCAGGAATCTCGGGAATATCATCCTGAGTATTGACTTCTAAGGGGAGACGAACATACCAGAGATGAATTGCTCCAGTTTGATTCAGACCCGGATCAGGATAGATGTGGAGTTTGTTTCCCCACACATACCAAAGATTAGCAAACTGACCATTAACTACTTTAAGGGCATCATTTGGGAAGTCAACCCGGTCAAGGTCAGCGAGTGTTGTCTGTTGAATCCACTGTCCCAAATAATTAACACGTTTCGCCCGGATGAAGTCAATCGGAAGAGTAATTTCCCCTGTAGATGAACTTGTATTGAGGTCGGTTTCACCTTCAAGAACCTCAGTATCTCTGGCAATTTGACGCATAGCTTCATTGATCCAGTCGAATATGTCATCAACAAAGATTTGCGATTCGACTGTATCACCAAAAATCCTCTGAGTTCGTTTAATGATATTGCCGCACTTCACGTGGCCTCTTCCCCTTATCGTCCTCGATCTTCACGACTTCCCCTTCCGTATTATGGAAAGAGTACGTCGTGCTTGGGTTCTTAAGCAAGTGAACAGCAATATCGTGTGCTTCGCCGATAATATCCTCTCGGAATCTTCGGTTTTGCTCCATGCGAACACGAGCGTTGTTGGCATCGAGTCTTGCGAGAATGTCTGAACGAGCACTATCTGCTTGATAAATTCTTTCTAGAACTGTCTCATCAAGCTTCCAGACAGTGAACACAACTCGTTGGAATCCGTCTCTACATTTTTCCACAATTCTGTAGGGAGCGTCATACATATCCGCGCCTTTAGCGGGATCAAGAAACTGTATCTCTAAGTTTGGATCATATGCTCGAATCTTCTCCACGATGTTAAGAACATCGCGTTCCACTAAGACTCCGGGCATGAATTCAATTAACTGAGCCATGTTTCTCCTTGAACAAGAAAATCCCCGCCCCGCATTTCTACAGGGCGGGGATTCCCATTCCCGAGGCTTTGAGTGCGACTCGGCTATCTAGTTGGTATTAAGCCTCGGTGATCTTGTCAAGCAGACCGTTCGCATTCCGCTGCGAGATACCAATCTGCCAGTACTTACGCATGAGCGCCTGCCACGAATCGAAGTCGGCAACCCACTTGTAAACGGAGTTATCCTCATCGGCCCAACTCCATTCCTTCCGCTGGTAAACCTTCCACTTCGATTCATCCAGGAACCAAACCTGGTTCGGTGGAGCATCCACATCTTCCACGACCGGAATTTCCGTACCGTAGTTGAAGGGAAGGCCCTGGAAACCACCGGAGTAGTTCTTCGTATCCGTATAGCGCCTCTGCTGAGTAAGCAGGTTGAAATAAGCGCGACGAACACCCAGGCTCATAAAGATAACCGAAACCTTACCACCGTTACGACGAACATCATCGCAAACACGAATCATCAGAGATTCAGCAAGTGGACGGTTACCGCCAGCTGTATTTACAACGGCCTTCCAGATCGGCTGTGTAGCCGGATCAAGACCTTGCAAAATACCTGTATCAATAACGATTGAACGGATACCTTCCGGCTCCTTCAAACGGTTACCAGTACGATAAATGGCGTGACCAGTAGTCGTAGCACCAATCGACGACGAGAACACAACTGTGTTGGTTGTGTAATCAACCGAGTTAATCGTCAGCGCCGTACCACCACCAGTAGCAGAACCAGAAGCAGCGACAAGAACGTCAACGATTTCACCAACCTGGAGGTACTGCGCGTTATCAACCGTGTGCGTAGCAGACGTTGTAGTATCTGAAATGAACGCGATTGCGCCGTTACCACCGGCGTTACCATAAGCGATTCGGTTCGAGTCCTTTGCAAGATCGTCCTTGATTCGGTTCATTTCCTCATCAAGGGCCGAAGCAAAAGCCTGGAAATTCGAATCGGCGAGTTCCATTGTTGGACCAGAAAGTCGAGTACGACCATAACCGTACTTTAAACGAATCTGGACCGCAGCGTAACCCTGCTGCCCGGGAGCGGCAAGCTGAACTTCCTCATCTCGGTAGGAGATACCCGCGTTTCGAGTAACTCGGATGGGGAAAGTTACGTACTTACCGCCAACAGTATCCACCACGCCGTCCGAGCTACGCTCTAACCGCTTAAGAGCGTTGTATTCCTCGTTCAGCTGGTTCTGAATCCGACCCTCGTAAACTTCCTTGAGAATCGAGTTCACAGTGGTGAGCGTAGCTCCCATTGTCCCTTTCCTTTAGCTTTCGCCTTTAGCGTTGGCAAGAAGTTGGCCAACTAGTGATCTGACATCTTTGGACGTGGCTTTCGTAGGATCGAAACCATTGTGTCCGACTGATCCACTACCGTTTAAAGGCGTAAGCTGGGGGCGTGGCGAAGGCTGTTGCGAATTCCCATATCGCTCCTGATACATGGCTACCGCTTCCGGCCCATCGTATCCAGCAGCGATCATGGCAGTTACGAATTGCTCATCGTAATCGCCATGAACCTGACGCAACTCCTGTAAATAATCATCAAATTCAGCGTCCTCTTGTTTTTCGAGGCTGCGCTGATTTGTTTGAATTTGAGTTTCACCTACCAGTTGAAGCATTTGCTCCATCTGGCTGAAACGATTTCGAAAATCTTCGGGAAGATTTTCCCAACCTTCTGGGACTTGAGACCCTGACGGCGGTTGCTGTTGTACCCCAATCCCAAGAAGGTCAGCAATATCAATGTTCTGCTTAGCTAGGTTCTCCGCAAGAGTAGTTAAGAATCCTTGCGGATCATTGTCAATCCACGTCTTGAAATGCAGGCCACTAACAATGTCGTCGTAAGGGACGCCTAAATCCTTGTAGGGCTTGTATTCGTTGTGGAGAGATTGGAACCTTTCATTAACTCCACGATCCCAATCCTTGACATATCGCTCAACTACCGGCCTATCTGCCGGATCGACCTTGGAAAGAAATCCACTACCAAGATCACTAAGACCCGAGGAACCGTCCCCCGCATTTGGGCTAAACGGATTCTCTTCGCCGTTCATTTATTAACCTCCAAGTGTAACGAGTGCGAAAAGCAAATCGTTGTAACTGAGTCTATCTAGATACGCTGTCGTAAAGATAGCCCCATTAAGAGCCGTCAAACGTGTACGAATCGCTGAGATAGTTCCTTCTGTAGCAAAGAAATACCCTGCGAGAAGATCGTCTCCACCATTCTGATTCTGTCCGAGAGGAAATGCAATACCTACGGTATTTCCTCTTTGAAGCTGACTCATTGATTACCTCCGGGTGGAAGTGCGCCCTGTGGTTCGGGTGGTCCAGGTGGCGCACCGCCGGGAACTCCCATTTGCATTTGTTGCATCATTACCTTGTTCTTATGCTCTTGCAAGTGCAAGACAGCAAGCTGTTGGAATTGAGGCTCCATCATTTCAAACTCTTGAGTTTTCATCCAACGCTCGTGCCCATTGATGTGAGCTAGGTCGTTGTCCCACTCATTAACGGGCAAAGGCTGCATAATTTGCTGCATCTGCATTTGAGCTTGTTGTTGGTTATCCGGATTAGCCATTGGGGAACCCATTGGCGATTGTTGAACTTGAGCCAACATTTCCGGAAGCGACTGCATTCTAGCATTCTCACGAGCAACTTGACGGTCATCAATTTGAGCTTCTTCCCACATCTGGTTTGTTTCAACCATCTGCATATGTCGGAGCGCCGATGCAGGAGAAATCCATCCAAGTTTGCCCAATTCTACAATCATAGCTTGCTTAGCAGCACGAGAACGTGGAGCAGCAGAACCGGGTTCTACACGGTAATCAACATTCCCACCTGTTGAACTCTTGGTGAATTCTGCACTCTCGTACAGCATATTCTTGCCAAGAACCCTAACCTGTCGAGGCACGTCCCAATATTGCCCCACGAAATAAAGAATGTGCCGACCAACTTTCTCGGTACATTCCTCAATCGAAGTCGTAGCGTAACTAAGCTTCGAATCATTTTCTTCCTGTAGGTATGCAATGGCGCTCGCCGCCGTAACTCCCGGAGGTGTGCGGCCTTTCGCAATTTCATACTGAGAAGAAATGTCATCCATATCATGCTGGATTCGTTCCAGTTCTTGGATGACGTAATTGGGAATATCCTGTAGAGTCAGTGGGGTTGGAGGATTAAAACCAGGAGTGTATTGGATAACCAGTCCTGGTTCAGAAGTCATCTTTGTCGGATCAACAGACCCCTTAGGAGCGAGTAGCTGGGGTTTGGACATTCTATTCTTAGACTCGATGATCTGTGATCTTGTTCGATTGTACTCTCGTTGGAGTGGAATAAGATCGACAAGAATAGAGTCTGACCAAAATCTGCCCGAAGGCACAGATTCGATCTTGGAAAACGGATAGTCAGGGCAATCATACGGCCAACCTTCCGCCATCGACAGAATTTGATTGTCGGCCCAAATGATCACGCATCCTTGAGGCCACCTTCCACAAGGCTTAATCCAGGCTTCTTTAACCATAACGTACTTGGTTGACGAAGTATTGTCGTAAACTCCGAGTGCGTTAAGGAATTGTTGTTCCAACAGCGCGGCACTAACGTTTGTGTCCGGGTTAACTTTAACTTCATATGTATCCTCAACCCAATCACAAGTCTTAGCCATAGCATGAATTACATACGGCTGATTCTCGATTTCCTGCTCTTGAGCCAGCGGAACAAAGAAATGGAACGGATTAACTGGTTCCAAACCAATCTTTCCCATGACACCACTGGGGTCAAGTCTGTTCGCATCCCACCAATCCTTGATGAAACCAGTTCCGCAAATACTGGCCCAGAAACATGCGTTCCGAAGAATTCGATTCCAATGGAGTTCATCCATCTCGAATTCTGCAATGTTTTCCGCCGCCTGTGCGGCTGCAATAGCTGTATCATCTGTGCTCTGAGGACGAACGTATGACTGAGGTTCTTCCTTTATGAGCTTCGAGAGTTCATTTCGGATAATCGGTCGACACTTATTACTGACCAAACGAACTCGCCAGTTCGGTGCTGCCGGTTCATATAATCTTGCAGCTGATGTAGAAGCAATGGTTTGCCATTGAACATACTGCCGTCCGAAGTAAAATGCCAGATTGAGGTACCACTGACGCTCGAATGGCTGTCGGAGTCGCTTACATTTCTCATATGAGTTGTTGCACCAATCCAGAATCTTCCGACGCTTTTCTTTTTCTTCCCAGGATAAAACCGGAGTTTCCTCCGGCTTATCCTGGTGATCAGTTAGATCGCGCTCAATTACGCTCACGGAGCCTCACCACGTAGGAAGTTGAACTCTTCGTCACTTATGTCTTGTTCTAGGAGCACATCTCCTACAGGAACGTTCCCTAAAGCCGCGCCGAGACGCCTTAATTCTTCTTCGTCACTCATACCAGCATATTCGTCAGGTTGACCATTAACCTTAGATGGGCTCTGGTGGTTCAACGTAGACGAGTTGTAAACCGTCGAGAGTTGTGCCAAGGTCGGGAAGTCCTTCGCTTGTAATCGGTTCATCAACTCGCGGTTCATGCTCATCAACTGGCTCACTAATTCCTGGTAATTCTGGCTCATCTCTGCGAATTGGCGTTGGTTCTGAATACCCAATTGCGGCATCGACTTGAGGAGGGTCTTGATGAGCCAAGACGTCAGTATTAAGAGGGCCAACAGTATCAAGACTAGTCCTGATATTAATAAGTATTCGCTCATAGGTATTTGCCTTCTCGTAGGCCCTTTGTCCAAACTCTTCCAAAGCGGTTACCCGCTGTTCAAACCAAATCACATCACCTAATCCGCAGACTTTAGCCATGTGAGTAACGCATTCAGAGCAATAGTAAATATTGCCCCACCATTCGGCTTGCTGCATGGTATCGAGCCACCAAGGGCGTTGGCCCATAGTAGCTCCACAAACTAAGCAGCAGGCCGGAGAGAATTGTGGATTCTCGACGACCTGCATAATTACTTACTCTTCTTCTCTTCGGCATCAGGATCAGGAAGTTCCTTAGGAGCTTCCTTAAGATCCTTAACACCAGTAACACGGATAACAAGAAGATTATCTCGGGGGCCAAACTTGTACTCACTGGTACCGTAGTAACCAGTAGCAACAAGATAACCTTGAGTATCAGAATCCATCTCAAATTCTAACGCGCCGAGAACTTCCTCGACGTCATCGGCATTGAGACCACGAAATTCAAGTCGCATTAGTATTCTGCTCCTAAGTAACTGTCAGTTTGTTCTGCATATTCACCCTGCTCTCTTCGAGCATACGCGAAAGCTGGATCAGTAAATACGTGCTTACCATCCTCATGGTAGGTAGCGTCTGGTCCTGCGATCCCTGGGTATCTCTTTCGTTCCTCCACTGTAGCCTCAAACATAGGTTGACTAGCAACTCCATATCTAAGAGCATCCATAGCGTGGTCATCTTTTTTGTGAGGCTTCTCTTTGGCATTCTGTTCATCACGAGATTTGGCAGAAGCCCATGTAGCCCAACGGTATTTATTGAATTCTCTGATCAAATTCACACAATTACGGGTAATGAACAATCGAGGTGGGTCTGTGTTAAGCAGAGACGCCACTAAGTTGATTCCAATGTCTACATCATTATTACCCGGAATGATGGAGACACCATTCTTAGCATACTCTATTTGGACACTAGTTCCGGTAATCGGGTCAGTATTTCGTATGCTAGGATCACCCACAGCGTAAGCGGAATCAATACCAAGAGAACGAACTTTTTGACTGACAACCTGCGCCCATTCTTCTACAACGCGCCTGGAGTCGTACAGTTCATCGTAAACGACTATACGCCCATCCTTATCAGCTGCCATAAAGAGCCAAGCTGTAGGATTATTGTAGCCATGATCCATAGCCTGGAAATGAACCCAATCAGATTTGAAATGCGGCCAGAATGCTGAATTGATGATTTCTGGCTTGATGTGCTTATCTGCTCGAAACATCTTATAAATAAGGCCACCCATAGCTACGTAGCGGCCATGACGACGAGCTTCTCTTTCATCATCATCCAAACCAGAGATGAAAGATTCAATTTCACCAGGATTCAGGTGAACGTTATCATCCATAGACGTTGTAATGACTAGGAGATTTGGATCACCCTGACTGGCTACGAAAATATCATCATATGTCCACGTCATGCCTTCTACAGGAGTCATAGTCATCCACCACGATCCACCCGTATCAATAAGTCGGGTACGACATTCCGTGAAAATTGAATGCGGAGGCTCTTCGTCAAACCAGACAAAGTGTCTCGATGTACCAGCAAACTTGTCTAGGTCCTGATCGTAGGACATAAACTCTAAGAACGAATCGTTCTTTAAGTGTAGAGTCCGTAGTTCTTTGTCATAAGCCGTTTCCCAGGAACCTCCAGCCAATTCACTTCGAGGTATCCACCGAGAAATCTCGGGCTTGACGATTTTTTCAACTCCGTTAAGAAAGTCAACCGACACACAACGTCCTCTGACGGGAGGCTTAGGAGTTTCCCTAAAAGGATGGTTTCCGATAAGCCACCAGCAGCATTCCGTTGCACCGCCGACAGTTTTACCACTTCTATTGCCTCCAAGGTACTGCTTTCCTTTCGCAGTAGACTTATGAAATATCTCTTGTTTTTCCATGGGTAAATACCCATATATAGTAGGACGGTTCCTCGCTTGGCGAAGTCCGGTCATAAATCCTGTTAACGCATCAGTTGCGTTCTTTGGTTTATCTCTTCTAGCCATTTACAGGTTCCGGACTCCCAGCTACACATTGAACATCTTCAAGGTGTTCCAAAACGTAGTTCTTTAGAGCAATAATCTGTGGAGAATTTGGATTGAAGCCCAACCCATTAATAACAAAAAGCCATGTGTCTCTATTATCCGATCTACTTTGATCAAAGAATTTACACATTTTTTCCTGATTCTCTTGTAGCTGATGGCTATTTCTGTACCCAGCGTAGGAGGCCCATAATGATAGACCCATAGCCACGACAAATACAATAGACGCCCAATGGTCCTTGATTACGCGAATAACAGAATGAGCACGGTTTCTGTCATCATCCATAGGAGCAGGAAAGTCATTGACACCGGCCCCATTATCAGTGTCCGTTCCCATTTTTCTGTTTCCTTGCCTCGTCTATCTTCCAAGTCGCTACCAGTCCTAAGCATAGAGCAGCAAATCCCAGGACATAAGGTCTCTCACCATCTGTTTGAAATACCTCATGAAAAGCTATTCCAAGTCCAAGCAAAAACGTTCCAATATTTCTAAGATTCTTCCAGTCAGTGAAAGACCCCATGCCACCATCCCGCCTCGCTTATTTTAGCCGCCGTAATCCGGCAGAGAAGCAATAGCTCCTGTGGTAGCTGCAACATTAGCCTTAACGCCACCGGGAAGAAGAATATCATACCACTCACTACCACCAATATGACGCTTCTTACCCCCAACCAACTCCCAGAAAACCGTTCCAGGATTATAATTTGTACTACCTAAGGGGTAAATTTCCTTATTCGTAATGATATACATTTCTTCTCCATCGTATGGTGTTACGGGAATGGAAGGATTCAAGAAAAACTTCGCCAGTTCCAGAGTTTCTCCTAATGGCGAAGATGCTAACTGGTCACGATTTGCGTATGTTGGATAGTAATTCGGTCCAGGGTCTGTGTGATTATTGATGGACCACTTGTTCTTCCGAATTGCATCCCTCCACTGACCTGGGATATTCGTGGCTCGCGATATTTCGTAGTGAGTTGTAATTATCCCAGTTTCCCACATATTCTGTGTCCACTCTTCGGCATAACGAAATTTCATCGACGGATCGAGAATTCCATTCTTGGCACACTTAGCAAGGTACCAAGCAGTATTAGCTTGCCTGTAGACTTTCCTCCACTGATCAGCCGTTTCAGATGCAAAGCCACACATCTCTACATGCAGCATCATATCATTCCACGGAGTCCCTGCACTAAAGCAAACATCAATATCTAAGACACTCTGAACAATGGAATTTTCATCAACTAGAACCTGACACGAAACCTGTGAATCGCGTCGTGAATTATACAATGCACCATTCTCAGCCGCTGTTGGACTGTTTCCACCCTCAGTATCATGCAAAACCACACCGAACCGAGTCCCTACAGAATAGGGACTCCCGGCCACGGCTCTGAAATAATTACGATACCACCTTGCTTGAATAAGAGGAGGAGATTCGTCCAGCGGACTCAAATATGAAGTCACTCTCCACTCTCTTCCTCACTAGGAACTTCTGGTTTACTTGAGTCTGATGGCTCAGGCTCCGACTCAGGATTAACGTCGCTCATTATTTCACCTCCTTATGTAATTATAGGGGCAATAGCGTTGCCCAAATCTACAACCATAAGATCAACGTGCCCACCTACTGCCCCAACAGATGCGGTGTTTGATGGATTTGTTCCTCGCATCTTTCGAGTCACATCACCATTTTCAGCACCACCGCCACGATGGGTCATAAAGAACTTTTGAGAAGTTGAGCCTGCGATATATGGATGATCATTCAAAACAGTTGGGACTGAGTTCGTAACTTGTAGAGCCGTAACTGATCCAGCACCAGCATGAGAATGCTGACCACATACCCACGATGAAATTCTGCGACCAGTTACGGCTTTTACGGTTGCATTCCCAAGTCCCGGTAAATCACCCAATGAAGAAGGAATAGTTACCGCTACAGATGCTTGGATAAATGGTTGATTGTCTCTTCCCCAAGGCTTACCCCAATCATTTTGCCAACCAAGAGTTCTTCCGTAATAAGATCGAATTCGTCCGTTAGATTTATCAAAGACTCGTTGACCCACCAACGGAGCAATGATCGAATTAACAGAATCCACAACTCCTGGGTTGAACAGATTGTAAATCATGTGATCACCGGATTCGCAGACGGTCCGGTGTCGAGAAGCTGGTAGTTAAATGGCTGCGTAGATGATCCAACAACTCCAGCGGTTCCGGTACCATTCGCCATCTTGATTCGAGATTTGAGAGTCAACGAACCATTAGCCGTGAATCTGTAGAGAAGAGCAAGATCATCAGTAAACGCAGTAACACCTAGATCAAATATCCGCTCTTCCAATATAGCATTCGCGTTATCTGTGATAGCGAATCCAACTCTAGGGGTTGTAGCACCACCAGTCAGTGTAACCAAACCATCCACATAGAGAGCGTACTGGCGTCCAGTCACCAAGTTAGTGAACGCCAGAGAATCCAGATCAACGTAACTCGTGCTAGTCGTTGTAGAGTTAGAAGTTCTTTGCGAGTTGAACTTTTCTCCCCACATCGTTCCCCAATCTGGTTGCCAGGTTAGGGTTGATCCGTAGTAATAGAGAACCTTTCCGGTATCCGTCTCAAAGATGGACATTCCAACATACGGAGCACTAGGTCGAGTAGCACTTGTGCAAACGTATGGTTGGATAGATGCATACTGTAGATTCGGAACAGTTATGACATTGAACAGCGCTGTGTCCCCACCAGGGATAGTGAAGTAATAGGAACGTGGTCCACCTTGAACCGGCAACACGTATTCTGTTACTTTATAAATCGCAGTAAGGGGATTGATGTTAATGGATCGTTCTAACGCTACCGACCACGATCCATTATTATCCGTAACAGTCTGTAGCCGGTGAGCAATCTCCGAGCCATCACTCTGTCGGAACGCTGGCTGAGGAATTAACTCGATAACAACAAAGACGCCTGGAACAGCGACACCGGAAAGGTCTTTGACGACGTTAGAAACTAAAGATGTTGCCAAGTTCCGATTCCTCTGTTTGCGGCTCTGGCCGGACTAATGTTTCTACAGGGGTAGCTATGGCCTCAATTGCAGGCCGCTTCTTAGAGCCTAGGATACCTGGCGCGGCGATTTCAAGTTCGTCGGCAATCCTCTCCATCACTTCAACCGCAACATATTTGGTCAGTATCTCAAGTAAGGCTGCAAGAAATCCTGCGACGTCAAAATCTCCCATACTCTTTGAGGGTAGAGTTCCTGTAGCCTCCAAATGTCTTTCGACAGCTGGGTAGTATCCTGCTTCAACAGCTTCAACAAACTTCTGTTTGGCGACTGGCGTAAGGTCTCCGTATAATGCATCAACTCTTGCCTGCAACTGTTTCTTGAACGCAGGTTGCTGCATCCAAGCTCGATACTGAGAATAAGTAATCCCTGTATTCTTAAGCTTCTCACGTGGTGAACGCTTATCCCATGTGTTGCACACGATGTTAATAAGCTGCAACTGTTCGACCGTAAGGATATCCTCGGAATCGTTGGAGTGAAGGCCCTTACGATAAAGGGCGTTACGGTATGCATCCGAAGAAGTAGCTCGTCGATATTTAAGATCGGAAAGTCCGAGTGCAGATTTGATTCGCTCATTTGTAGGTTGCGATCCTGTCTCGTAGTATGCTTGTTCGATGAAAGCAATGATTTTACGTTGTTCAGGCGACAATTCTTCTGTGGTCATGGTATTCCTCCAGTCTGTCGCTAATCTCTTGAATCTGAACTTCCGTAAAACCAGCCTGTTTGAAACAATATTTTAAGTAACCTGTGATCTTTTTCGGCGCTCGCAGAAGCACCGGCTGGACGCAGTAGAGTTTGGTAAATCGTGTTTTAGTGATGTTATTGTAATCAAATACTGCCTTGAGTGGGTGAACAGAAATACTCGGCGCAGGCAGCAACCACATGCGCTGATTCTCTCGTCGAGTTTTCTTTTGAAATAGAACGTAGTTCCTTTGGAGAGCTTCTTTGTCGAAATACATTCCAAAGAATTCTGTGAGAACCGGTAACGGATCAACATAGATTCCTTGTTCGTTGAATAGTACGGCACTAGGACTACACCCCGCTCTTTCCGCCACTTCTTGTTGTGTGATCTGTAGTAATTCCCGTGCTTGCCGGTAGGGGTTAGTGAAACTACTGCTTGACACTTGGGTACGGCTCCGTTAAGGTGTTGGTCTACCCGTCAGAGTAGGCGTCTCTACAGGAGGGTGTCAATGCCAGCTGAAGCATTACCTAATCTTGGTTGTGCTACTACTCGCGAACTTCTACAGGAAATCAAGGCACGCGGCGAAATTAGTTACGCTGGCGATCGTCCAGAAGATGGAACGAAGATGATAATGGTAGCGGAGGTTCTGCTGGATGAACTCCCACAATCCATCCTTGACTACAGGATATTTAATGCTTGACGGAGGTGAAGCTTAGTGTGCGAAGTGTGTGATCGGATCAGAGAGGCCCATTACAATGACACTGGCTATTATCATTGTCGCAAGTGTTGTGCAACTTGGACTGGTCTGTCTCGTTGCCACTGTACTATTTGCCATCAAACCTTCAATAGCTATTCTGCTAGTGATTTGCATTGGACTGGTGATGGGCACATTCATCCCTGCAATTTGACCAAACTAGAACTTAGAGAGGGAATATGGTATGGAACAGGCTCTTACGATTTCGGGCACGTTACCTCTATCGACGAACTATCGGATACAGAAGAATCAGTTCGCTCAGTTACCTTGTCAATAAGGAAGGATGGATTAAACGACGTGTTAAGGAGTGTTGAGGGAGGCCCCTCTACGGAGGCGTCCGCTATGGTGACCAGGCCTGATGCGCCCCTCAGTTTAGAACTGGAGTACTAAAATATGAAAAGAGTTGTCCTTGAATCACTTATAAAGGAATCGTTCTGCCCCCACGGATGGAATGCACAAATAAACGAGTCAGGTGGTTACGATCAAATAGACGTCGTGTACCATACCACACTCTATTCCAAATTTATTGTGCCTGGTGTTATTTTGAAAGTAGCTGCGGAGAACCAGTCTCTTTTCGTTGATGAACTCGCTAGGCGTAGCAGACACGCGCTCCAAGATTTATTAGTAGTGACAGTATCCAAGGCCAATGAAATTGGGATTAAGTTGGGTCATGAAGCAGATCAATAAGGAATTTCAAGTAGTTCGCCACGGAGACAGGAAGTACATTTATTGGACCTGCCCCGTATGTGAAACTTTCAAATTAAGCGCCGAGTACACTCAACACCAGATCAATCAGGCCCGACAAGAAAAACGAGACCATAGGAGTACACACAATGTTATTAGATAGTATGCCTCGTGATGAAGATTCCCATGAGGAACCATTCATCAATATGAAAGTTGTATGGAAATCGAAAGCAGACGTTTTCAACCAACAACAATACCAGGGGGTATATGTGGAAACAAGTGAAAGGGCCACATGGTGTGGTCCAGGTCGCATCATTGGTTCTACCAAGAATAATGTAATTGTAGAAATGGATGGTGGTGAATTCCTGCTCCCCCGGGGTTTAGAGTTCATGAGGGTCCTTTGAAAGCTAGTGTATACAAATCCGGCCACTTGATTTCTACAGGGCATCTGGATGGTGCTGCGGCGGTTCTATTCTTGATCGAATTCTGCCGGGAACCCGGAACATTAGTCTACATCAATGATAAGTGCGTTATGAGAAATTATCGAGGTTTCCCTGAACGCGTGGAGATGTGGTTTGAATGTGGCGAAGCTATACCCGACCTAAGGAGTTTACGTGCCGCTAGCAACCGATGATAATTGGGCTGAGAACTACCGAGTGTTCATGGACGACGTTCAAGAAGCTATGCAACAACTCAACGAGGTTATCAAGAATCCAGTTTTTAAGAGTATGCACATTCCTTTTCAAGATGTATTGAGTCATGCTCTTGGAGTGCTCGTGGCTATTCGAGGGGGTTATGAGCTTTAGTCTAGATGGTTTAGTAACCAAGTGCAAGTAACGTCGGCACATCATAGATATGCAGTCGCAGTAAAGGTGAACAAACCTCCGCGCCGAAGTTAAACTGAGAATGGTTCCCATTCTCAATGTTCGCGATGCGCACAAGCGGTCGCGCTCCGAACATTTGGATTCATGCGCATGATTATAACCATTCGATTGATTCGCATCATTCGATTCATGCGCATCATTCGCATTTAATGGGGTGCATTAGTTAACGCGGTTAGGTTAACAGCGTTATCTTGAGAATGACCGATAAAGTTCTGTCATCATCTTGTAACATGGATTTGTTGCCTTTCGGCCGATTCCGACGCTAAGCTCTAGGCGTTAGCAACGCACACGCCTAGAGCGTACCGGCCCAGCCGGACAACACACGAAAGGTAGACAGATGGCTCTATTCCCCGTTGACGTGCTCGCACGCCACAACGTCACCCCAAATCTCATGGACGTGGAGACCACGTTCGGTGAGATTTACGCTACCGTTTGGGCGATCGACGCCCAAATCAAGGCATCCGACCAGCGCCCGGCGGATGCTCCAAAGGTTGTCAATCCCTTCGACACGACGGCTTCCAAGAATGAGGAAGCCAAAGACGTTGCGAACGGATTGCTTGACACTTTCCTCACGATGGCGGCCGAAGCAATCGAACTGGACAACGACGTTGCCTACTGGCTTTCGGAGTTCTCCAAGCGGTTCGGATCGTTCATGACTTCCGAGGTCGGTTACTACCGTTGGCAGGCGACGAAAGCAACCGGCGTCAAGTCAACCGACGACGCTGTTGTCGAGCTTCGGGAAGATCGGCGAATCATGGTCGAACTACTCCGAAAGCTCTTCGCGCTTGACGAGGATGGTCTGTCAAAGGTCGACGGCGTCAAGACTTCGAAAGGCAAGAACGGAAATACCTTGATCGATCTTCCGTCGATCAAGGGTCCGAAGGGTGGCGCCGATTCCCCTACGACTGGGAAGTATTCGGTTATCTCGTCGTACGTGCAATGGACAGTCGACGGCGAATCCTTCCCGGCCGGTACCGATAGCAGGGTAGTCATCCGTTTCATTTGGACGGGTGTCGATCGGACCGGCAAGCGGCCTGGTGATCTTTACGAACCGTGGACAAACGCGGGCGGCAAAGATTGCAAGGCCGGACAATCTGTTGAGTTCACTCTCAACGGGAAGCACATTGTCGCAACGCGTGTCGATGTGGAAGAAAACGACGACGAGTGATCAGTCGGGCGGGGAGGAAACTCCCCGCCCACTTCGTTTCGTGCCCGGCCGTCGATCCGAAAGTTTGGGTCGGCGTGCCGGGCATCTCTTTGCACTACGTGCAGTCGCGTGATGATTCGTCGGTAAATGAGTTCGGTTAGTTTTTCAGGATTCCTATTGATTCTACAGCCCAGGCGTGGAAATAAATTCTGATGCTTAATTAGTGGTATTCAATTCAATTGTGCAATGAGCATACTTCATTCCGAACAGTACGGAGCTGTGATACTCTTATCACAGCATCCGTACCTTGATTCGAAACAGCATTCGTACGCTGTAACCCACCATACGAACCTCTCACCTGCCCTTTCGTATCCATACGATCATCATACGTACGACATACGGCTCGTATGGACGTTCGATACGACAACCCGAACCCACATACGCACATTAACCCTTGACATTTAATCCAAACCATGTTCCCATCCCTCCCATGACCTATAACGAAGCCAAACAACTCGTATTCAAATACCTCCAGACCAACGGTTGGTCAACCAGACAGCAAATCATGACGCATACACACATAGGAAACGATATGCTCCAACGCCTTCTAACAGAATGGAAGAATCTAAATTTTGTTGAAGTAGACGCAGATCGTAAGCCTTGGATGTATCGCACTCATGCAGTAAGGCCTGGCGAGGAATCTGTGTTCTTTGAAATCTTCGTGCTCCCTGAAATCCCTCCGTTACCTTCGAAGAACTTCTCGAAGCTTTGGCAAGGAATGGAGAAGCTCGTAACAGATGATTCGTTGATCAGTGAGCGCACGCCATTTCGTTTGGACATGGCGAGTATCTTTGTGCTGCTGTCGCCGGATATTGATGTTGTGGATCGTCGTGAAGTTTCGGACGCAATCCTCGAAAAGATTAAAGCCAAATACCTTGAAGCTCATATGTTGTATCGTATGTGCTTAGCTGTAGAAGAAATCCCATTGCGAGACAGGAACATTGAACGCTATGGTATTCTCGCACATAGCAAAGAGGCCGCGGACAAAGTTTGGGAC